CTTTAACGACACAAAAACAAGTAGATGAAAGAGCATTAGATTTATTAAGACTTCATAATAATGATAATAATCAAATTAATATTACAATAGGTGATGAAGGTACAGAACATTTAGAAGTAGGAGATATAATTAAGTTAGATTATCCAAGTCTAAATATTAGAGTAGGAAGGTATATGATTTTAGCAATTAACCATAGGATAGGTAAATTACCTGTATATTCATTAGGTTATTATAATAAAAACTTATTTTATAGAATTGCTGAAGTTATTGCTTCAGGTAAAAAGGTTTCTTCAGAAATTAGAGGAACAGAATTTGTAGAGTCGGCTGAAATATTTGATAGTATTACAGGCGTTAAGATTAAAGAATTAGAAATACAAATAGATGAAGTAGGACTTGCCCCTGAACAAACTCTTGGGTTTAACACTACATTAGGTTTTAATACTCCATTAGGGTTTATTGGAAGTGCAGGTAGCATTACTAATCTGATGAGGGAGGATTTGGCATGACGATTACAGACGGTGGAAAAGAATTATTAGCGCAAGCAATTAGAGGAGATAAAACAGGTGGCTTTAATGCATTTAATAAAATAGATATTGGAGAAGCAGGGGGAAGTACTGACCCTACATTAAATACTCTTGATGCTTCTATAACTAACAATAACCCATTTGCATTAAATTCCGTTACAAGGTCTTTAACAAACCAAGTAGAGTTTTATTCAAGAATTTCGGGTTCTTCATATACAGGATATGTGATTAGAGAAGTAGGAATATTTGATTCGGCAGGTACAACAATGTTATTAAGAGTACCAATAGACCCAATTGGACCACTTGAATCAACAAAAAATTATGACATAAGAATTATTATAGAGGTAGAGTAAAATGGTAGATTATACAAATAAAGATTATATAACATCGCTAAGTGCAACAAATACAACAGATGGAGTAAAAGACGGAACAGACCATATCCATAGTGGTCTTATTAAAGTACTTGCTCAAGCATCAAGAGGTAACTATGTTGTTAGTTATGGTGGTAGTAATTTTCAACAAGTAACAGGAGTAACAAGAACAAAATTTCAATTTAGTGGTGCAATTAAATATAAAAGAGATGGAAGGATTTATTCGGGTACTCCAACCGCAGTTGAATTAACATCAGATGCGGATAGTACAAATGATAGATATGATATTATTGTAATTGCGGGTTCAGCATTACAAGTTAGAGAAGGAACAGCAAGTACAACACCAAGAGTACCTGATAATTTGGCTACGGGTGATATACCTGTTGCTATGGTAAAGGTAGTAGGTGGAACAGACCCAAATGTAATTACAAGACCTGTACAATTATATGGGTATAATAAGACAGTACTTTCTGAAAGTATTGATAAAATATACAATACCGCAGGTGCTGAAGTAATAGGTATTAGCGGAACAGATATTTCTTTCTATGGCTCTACAAATGTAGGTGCTATTCAAATGGAAAGGTCTGAAGGTTCTAAGCCTATCCTTCATGTTAAAAATACGGGTGGAGAAGCAGGTGCAGTTATTGAAGGTCAAGATGGTACAATTACTAATCCTGTATTAGATGTTAAATATGGCGGGGCTTCAAAAGGTTCAATTGATGGTAATGGAGATTTGTCAATTGCAGGTAGTTTAATCGTGGGAAGCAATATCATCAAAGCCTCAGACTCAGGAAGCACTATTACAATGGACACCGATGATAATGTAGTAATAGGAGGGGATTTAACAATAAGTGGAGGGGATTTAATTGGACCAACTGATAATGACTTTGCAATTAGGTCTGATGGTAATATGTCCTTTAGAATAGATGCTGATAACGATGAATCATCACAATCCTTTACATTTATAAATAACGCTGCTACTACAATTGCTACTTTAACAGAAGCGGGTCATTTAACTATCAATAATAGTCTTGTTGTTTCGGGTGGTTCTGTAACTTATAATACTGCACCATTGACTGTAAATTTTATTCAAGGCTTAAGTATTGCTGCTGATTATAAAATTGATAACTTAGGAACATATAATGCTTCAAGGCAAAAGTTTTTCCGATTAGAAGAAACAGGTGCTGGTACAACAATTTCAGCAAAACCTACAATACAAAGTGCTCTTGACCCTTCACAAATAATTAGCCCTAATACTGCTGAAGTATTTTACATTGGTATAAATGCTAAAAATCAAATTTTAAATCAAGAATGGATTGCATCTGGTGGTTCAGCCCATGCTGATTATGCTACAATGTTAGAAGGTAAAACTGTAC